GGGCGACGAAACTGCCGACGAAGCTAAGGCTCGCGTCGAAGCAGACCGTGATGCCAAGGTGCAAGGTCAAATTGATCGTGCCGCCAGCCAGTCTGACGGATTGCCTTGGTCTTCATAAACCTTAACCACAATTAGGAGTAACGACGATGGGAAAAAATGAAAAGACCCCAATCAGCGTGAATGATAAAGAATACTTCGTTGAAGATCTTAGCGATCAACAGCAAGTCATGATCAATCACATCAATGATCTGGATCGTAAGCTTGCGAGCGCGCGGTTTAACGTAGACCAGTTGGTCGTCGGCCGTGAGGCTTTCGTCAACCTGCTGGCTCAGTCTTTGGAGGGAACTGAGGAAATTGCGGATGAGGACTACGACGAAGTGCCTACTGATACTGCTGTCAATTAGTCTTTATAGTCCTGCCTTCGGGCAGGACAGCCCCGAGGTAGATCCAACCCCGGAGATAGACCCGCCGCCAGTGCGAGATGATGGTGAATTTGAACCCGACTTCGATGGTGATGGTGATGACACCAACATCGAGGGCGACTTAAACACCTCAAACTCGAACAACAACAACGTCAATAAGACGTATAACGGAGCAGGATCTGGAAGGCAGATGCCTGCAAATACGGCTGTAGCGCCTAGCTTGATGAGTACGGGCCAACAGTCGTGTCTCAAATCTTTATCGGGTGGCGTACAGCTTGTTGGCTTTGGCGTGTCGTCCGGCCTTTATCGGCAGGATGAGGAGTGTAATCGCCGCCTTAATGCTATTACGTTGTCAAACATGGGAATGAAAGTGGCCTCGGTTTCTCTCATGTGCCAGAATGCCATGGTGTGGCGGGCTATGTTCATGAGCGCAACTCCATGCCCTATAATCCGCTCAGGGCGCCTAGTAGTGGGAAAGAACGCATTACTGGCGATTAAACAGAATCCAGAACTTTGGATTCCTGACTATTTGGAAGATAAGGCATTCTACGACGCGCTGTTAGCTGGGGGTGGTGATGACAATGGCGAGCAAGAGTCTGATGGCGGCTCTCTTAGCGATCGCTTCCGCTCAACTAAACGCGACCGAAATTGACGATCTGGTGAATACGAGCCAGAGCATTCGCGACACCTTTGCTTACGGCATTAAGACAATTGCCGGTGGCGCCGCTTACGCGGGTGAGGGCTTTATCGCTCCAGCCATGGCTGAGAACGGCCACATATCCAAAGAACAGCAAGACGCCTACAACGCCGCTGTAGCCGCAGTCCAAGCGGCCACCTACTCTTACGATCCTAATGCGGATCAATACTTTCAAGACCAAGCTGAGCAAGCCATGGATGAGGTGTCAGAAATGATTGACGCTTATGTCGAGGCGGCACAACAGATCATCATGGTCGCCACGGTCAATGAAATGGCTCAGGACGCGCAGACAGCGGCCGATGAGCGCGAGGCTATGGCTTTGCAAGAGTTTATGGGCGCCAATGACGTGGTGCTTCAAGACGAAGACATCGAGACTTACAACACCGCGTTATCCAACACTGAGTCCGCAATTCAGGTGGCGGCGGCTTACATGGCGGTCGCTAATGATGAAAACTTGCTCGACCAAGCAGATAATATGGCAAGAGAATACAACGTGACTTTTGAGGAGGCCGCGTCTGTTTTCTTCGACTTGGATACAACAGCGGTTTGGGTGTCGTTTGATGGTGGCACCACCATACAAGGATTGCAGGTAGGGAATTACTTTGTGACTGCGCCAGAGGTGCTCACTCGGGCGGAAACTGAGGAGTTTTGGACCACGAGCCCGGAAGGCGGTTGCTGGTTCGCTGAGAATCAAGAGGAGTGTTTGAACGGTGGCCCTTGAAGATTTAGAAGTTAATGTCGGCGGGACGTCCATAAAAGGCGTTTGGATCGCTATTGTATTAACCTTCGGCTCAACTATCGGGGGCGGAATCTGGGCGGCATCTCAGTTCTTCGCCCAGCTTAATGAGCAGTCTGAAGCAGTCATAGCCGCAACAGCACAAGCAGAAGGCTTGGCGACACGTTTCGATGACTTGCGAGAGTCTAACGCTCAGCGTTTGCAGGCTATGGACGTTAAGCTATCCAACATGGAGCAAGCCATGACAGCGGCCGATGTAGAAAATCTGCAAGGCAAGCTGGCTGAACTTGGCGCCAACCTCGTGCAGATCATGGAGGCACAGTCTGAGTTGCTAGATCTGCGCGACCGGATTAGCTCAGTCGAAAAAACATCATCCGAAACAGAACTACGTGTTTCTGGTAAATTAGACGCACTGTCAACCCTAGATGAGCGCCTACAGCGTTTTGAGCGCGACATGGACGATCTCTGGATGGCGATCGATGCAACAAACCCACTAGGCGGTAACTAATGGATACGGCGGAAGAAGCGCTGAAGCGTATAGAAATACACGAAGCAGAATGTAAACTGTTGCGTGAGATGATTGAAAAGCGGCTTGATCAAGGAGCCGAGAGGTTTAACAAGCTAGAAAAAATGATTCTGGCTATGTATCCGTTCATTATCGCCTGCCTTGGGGCAGTGGAGTATTTCTCATGAACTTTGACAAAGTAAAAGGATTGGTAGGCTCTCTGGCACCTACGCTAGGAGCCGCTCTAGGGGGCCCTGTAGGCGGCGCGGCGGCATCCATGCTGGCGGACGTCTTAGGCTGTGATCCCGCTCCTGCGAAGATTGAGAGGGCTCTGGCGCAGGCTACGCCCGAACAGTTGGCTGAAATCAAGAAAGCAGAGCTATCGTTTGAGGCTCGCATGAAGGAGCTAGAGGTCGACGTGTTCGAGTTGGAGACCAAGGACATCCAAAACGCGCGCGCTAACTTCTCTACCGACTGGACAGCTAGAACCATCGGCTTGATCATGGTTATGTTCTTTTGCGTGTTTTGCGCTTATATTGTCATCGAGCCACCCGGATCAACTTCAATGGAATTGATCAATTTGATCCTCGGGTATTTGGGAGGGCTTGTGTCGGCGGTAGTGAGCTTCTATTTTGGGGCGTCACAAAAGCAGGAATAAATTATGTTTGCACCACCACCAAACGTATTAAGAGACATGAGGGCGCGTCTTCCGTTTCAGCCTCAACTCAGACCAGAGTTTATGCAGGGCACCCCTAAACCCGACAACCGCATGAGAATCATGCCTGTCAGAAGCCAGCCGATTATGTCAGACCCCATGCCGCCACCACCAAGCATGGGAGAAAGAATACCGTTTCCCGGAATGCCTGACATGGGTGGGAGAGGCGGCATTAACCCCGGTGGAATGTATTCAAACCCAAGGCCTCCGTTCATGGGAACGCCCATGCCAAGGCCTGTGCCTCCTCCTATCGGGCAACCTACAATGAGACCACCTATGCCTCGGCCCATGCCAAGTTTTCCCAGCTATGGCGGTGGTTTTGGTGGCGGCTTTCCGGGTTACGGAGGCGGTTTCGGAGGCGGTTTCGGTGGTGGATTCCCCGGCTACGGGGGAGGATTTGGTGGCGGCTTTCCGGGTTACGGAGGCGGCTTTGGTGGCTTCGGAGGATTTGGAGGGTTCGGAGGCTACGGTGGCGGATTTGGAGGATTCAACCCTATCCCGCCTATGATGCGACAACCTATGCCTCAGCGTGGGTTTTTTAATCATTCGCGGTCAGGGTTAGGTTCGCTTTACCAACAGCCTTTTTACTAAGCTATGAGTAAACTTGTTGCACAATTAAAGCGCCATGAGGGCGTCAAAAAGTTTTGCTATCTGTGCCCTGCTGGGTTCGAGACTATCGGCGTTGGTAGAAATATCAGCGAAAACAATGGCTTAGGCCTGTCTGATGACGAAGTAGATTACCTGCTTCAGAACGACATCAAAAGGTGCAAGCAAGAATTGATCGCACTATCGTGGTTCGTGGATCTCGATGAGGTGCGTCAGGACGCTATCGTAAATCTTTGTTTCAACCTTGGATTGACCCGCTTAATGGGCTTCAAGTTGGCAATGGCGGCTATGGCCGAAGGCAATTACGAGAAAGCGGCCTACGAGTTTTATGATTCGCGCTGGGCAAAACAAGTTGGCTCTAGGGCCGATGACGTGTGCCACATGATCCGCACAGGACAATATCCAGAGTGATGTGACCATGGGAAATGCGCTCCTCAAGGATTTTGATGTCCTGAGTCGACAGGAACAGCAGGAAGCGCTGGCTCTCCTTGACCGATACAAAAGACTAGAAAAACAAGACTCTTGTCAGCACGATTTTATTTCGTTCGTCAAAAGCCAGTGGCCAGACTTTGTCGAAGGTAGGCATCACAAGATTATTGGTGAAAAGTTCAATCGGATTGCTCAAGGCAAGCTGAAACGTCTGATCGTATGCTTGCCACCTCGACACACAAAGTCTGAGTTTGCTTCTACGTTCTTCCCTGCTTGGATGATGGGATTGCGCGGCAACCTGAAGATAATCCAGACTACGCACACCGCAGAGCTTGCGGTGCGATTCGGTCGTCGCGTGAGAAACATCATCGACTCCGAAGACTACAAAGAAGTCTTCCCAAACCTCAAGCTACAGGCTGACAACAAGTCGGCAGGTAGATGGACCACCAATCAAGGCGGTGAATCATTTTACGCTGGCGTTGGTGGTGCGATTACGGGGCGCGGCGCGGACCTGCTCATCATTGATGACCCTGTGAGCGAGCAGGACGCGCTTAGCCCCACCGCTATGGATTCTGTGTACGAGTGGTACACGTCGGGTCCACGACAGCGTCTCCAGCCGGGTGGCATTATCGTCATCGTCATGACCCGATGGTCTACCAAAGACCTCGTCGGTAAGGTGCTCAAGAAGCAAGGCGATGATCACGCCGACCAATGGGAGGTCATTGAGTTTCCCGCGATCATGCCCGAGTCAGACGAACCGCTCTGGCCCGAGTTTTGGAAAAAAGAAGAACTGCTTTCAGTCAAAGCGTCTTTGCCGATCGGTAAGTGGAACTCGCAGTGGATGCAAAATCCTACGGCAGAAGAGGGCTCCATTGTTAAGCGTGAGTGGTGGAATACGTGGGAGCAAGATTACGTCCCACAATACGAGTACGTCATCCAAAGCTACGATACAGCTTTTTCCAAGAAAGAGACGGCTGACTATTCGGCGATCACCACATGGGCTGTATTCAAGCCACAAGACGGTGATCCTGACCAAATAATCTTGCTTGACGCGAAACGTGTCCGTGTCGACTTCCCGGAGCTCAAAAAGCTGGCATGGGAAGAATATAAATACTGGGAGCCAGATTGTGTGCTTATCGAAGCCAAGGCGTCTGGCACACCATTAACGCAAGAACTGCGCAGGATGGGTATTCCAGTGACAGCCTATACGCCGAGCCGAGGGCAAGATAAGATTGCAAGAATGAATTCTGTAGCTCCTATTTTCGAGTCTGGTATGGTATGGGCACCGGAGACGCAGTTTTCGGAAGAGGTGATTGAGGAAATGGCCTCATTCCCTTACGGCGATCACGATGACTTTTGTGACTCGGCGACCATGGCATTGATGCGGTTTCGGCAGGGAGGGTTTCTCGCGCTCGATAACGACAACATCGATGAGATGAAGCCAATGAGGCGCGACAGAAAGGTATATTACTAATGGCTATCGAAAAGCGCGAGCTAGGCACACAAGACAATCCCGACGTCATACCTTTAGGCAACAGTGTAGAGGTCACGCCAGAGCCTAGTCGTGCCGACCAAATACGCGAAGCGGCAGAGATTCTGGTCACGGAAGAAGACATTCTGATCGATGACGAAATTGATGCGCCTGTAGAAATGGAGACAGGCGTACCGTTTGACGCCAACCTCGCAGAATTTTTGATGGACAGCGATCTTATGCGGCTTGCAAAGGACGTGCTGTCTTCAATCGAAGCCGACAAAGAGTCTCGCTCTGAGTGGGAAAAGACCTACGTCGATGGCTTAAAGTACCTCGGCATGAAGTTTGACGAGGCTCGTAGCACTCCATTCCAAGGCTCTACAGGCGTTATTCACCCTATTCTTGCTGAGGCTGTGACACAGTTTCAGGCGCAGGCATACAAAGAGATGTTGCCTGCAAAAGGCCCTGTAAAGACTGAGATTATTGGTGCGCGCACCCCAGAGGTTGAGGCGCAGGCATCTCGGGTTGAAGAGTTTATGAACTTCTACATCCTCAACGTGATGCAGGAGTTTGACCCTGAATTGGACATGATGTTGTTCTACCTACCTTTGGCTGGCTCTGCGTTCAAGAAGGTGTACTACGACACCGCCATGAACAAGGCAATGAGCAAGTTCATTCAGCCGCAGGATCTCGTGGTTCCTTACGAGGCAACCGACATCTTTACAGCAGAGCGTGTGACGCACGTTTTGCAGATGTCGAAAAACGAGATACGGAAGCAACAGCTTAGCGGCTTCTACCGCGATGTAGAGCTTACCGGCGGCAGTTACAACCTCACTCGTGACGAGATTGAAGAGCAGATTGACGAAATCGAAGGCATGGAGCCCGGTTACAACGACGATCGCGATCATACCGTCTACGAGGTTCACACCGTACTTGATCTGCCCGGTTACGAGGACATGGACGCGCAGGGGCGCCCGACGGGCCTTAAACTACCCTACATCATTACGATCGATGAGCCATCGCAAAGGGTGTTGTCGATTCGCCGTAACTATCTCGAAAATGACGCACTGAAGCAGAAGGTCAATTACTTCGTCCAGTACAAGTTCTTGCCCGGTCTTGGCTTCTACGGACTCGGCCTTAGCCACATGATCGGTGGTCTGGCAAAAGCATCTACATCGATTCTGCGTCAGCTTATTGATGCTGGTACGCTTGCCAACCTGCCTGCTGGCTTCAAGGCGCGCGGAATGCGCATTCGTGATGAGGACGACCCACTACAGCCGGGTGAGTTCCGCGACATTGATACCACAGGCGGCAGTCTTAAAGAAAATCTTATCCCGCTACCTATCAAGGAGCCCAGCAACGTATTGATGCAGTTGCTTGGATTGCTTGTCGATTCTGGTAAGCGTTTCGCATCAATTGCCGACATGAATGTCGGTGACATGAATCAAGCGATGCCTGTAGGCACAACCGTGGCGCTGTTAGAGCGCGGCACCAAGGTTATGTCTGCAATCCACAAGCGCTTGCATTACAGCCAGCGAGTGGAGTTTCAGTTGCTTGC